TGATAAAAAAGGGTTGTGGTTTTTCATAGGTGCAGGCTCAATGATAGGCTCTGCTGTTCTTTTAGATAAGATAAACTAATTTACAATTTCATCTTTAGTTGAGTTTTTTAAATACTCTATAGCTTTTTCCATTAAAGATGCATTATCTTTAAAATAACCCATACCAGAATTACATCTCATGCATAACAAACCCCTAACTTTTTTTGTTTTATGGCAATGGTCAACATAAAAATTATTTGTTATTGTTTTTTCTTTTTTGCATATAGCACATTTCCCATCTTGGTCTTTATACATTTTATCATAATCTTTAATTGTAATTCCATATCTCCTCATATATAATTTTTCTCTTTGCCTTTCAGGGTCATATGTTCTTCTGGCATATTCATTTTTACAATCTTTGCAAAGAGCCCCACGAGCACTTTTAGGAAAATCTTTTTCTTCCTTTACTTTATTACATGTGGTGCACTTTTTACTTTTGGTTTTCAAGGCCAAACTACAGTTATATTATTTTTTTTTTAGAAGAAACAAATTTTTTAATTTCTTTTAAAACTATTTCTTTTATTATTGTTCTAACCTGGTGGCCCTGCCAAGTACCTCCAAGCTTGTCTTCTATAGAATTTGATATTGATTCATACAACTCTTGTCCTTCTTTGTCGTTCATTGTTGTTTAATAATTAGAATTGTTTTTTTTAATATTTATTAGACGCATTGTTTCATCTACTTGTGTTTGGTTTGTTGGTAAGTACAAGTCAAAATCTAATCCATTGTCGTTTATCATTTTTTTAAATAGCTTCCACCTTAATGGGAATTGTTCATTGGCATATCCTTTGCACTCTATTATCCATCTATCATCTATATTAACAAAATCTGGTGTATATGTTATTGCTCTAATCTTATTACTAATTTCATCATATATATACTCTCCTCTTTTTTTATGTTTTTCTACACTTGCCCCTTTAAACTCAAATTTTTCAAGCAAATCAAATCTGTGTTTTTCATACTCGCCTCCTAACTTATTCTGTTTCAGTTTGTTATAAGTATATAGTTCTAGTTTAGATTTAAATTCTATACCATCTTTTCTGCAAACAGTTGCATTTCTAACCTTTTTATTTATAGGTTTTTTCCTTTTGTATTTTCTTCTCGGCATAAATTATATACTTTGAATTTACTAATGTAGTTATATCTTTTGATTAAAACAAGCTCAGAATCATTGTTGTCTCCTCCCATAACTATTTTAAAATTATTACTTTTAATTAGTTTTTTAAGGTCATCAACCTTTATCATCCATAAATTTTCTTTATTTAGGTTTGCATAATAATAAACAAACCACTTAGCTTCTGTTGATGATATTCCACTAGGTTCTCCTTTGTATCTAATCTCTATTACTATATTCCCAGTGTCATTATCTTTGGTAACTAGCACATCTGTTTTTACCTCAAACTTTACTTCGTTATTATCTTTGTCACACATAAGTAAATCATACTCTTTATATGTGCAACTAGATATATACTTCATCCCTTTGCTTTCTAAAAACCTAGAAACAACCATTTCATTTTCTTCTCCTAGTTTTAAATCTTTTTCAAAACCCCTGTTATCTAATACATTTGGTTCGGTTAAAATGCCATGTAGCTTTTCCATGTTTCTATAATCATTTTCTATTTTAAGTTTTGGTCTACTAGTAATTCCTACTTTTTTTCCAAGAGTAAACTTAGTAATCTTTATTTTATAATCATTATTTAATGCATTTGCATTTAGACCAGTATGACTAGAAATTCTTTTAAGTAAGTCAATATTTGATTGGGCATCATCTATATCTGTAACAGTTACTGTTGTTGTTGCTATTTTTTCATCAAACTTTTTAGACAAGTACCTGCGACCTTTTTTGTTTTTATATTTAAAAACATGAAACTCTATATCACAATCATAGATTGGCTCTCCCATTATTTTTTATTTTTAACCTCCTCTTCTTTTTCTTTGTGGTTTATATTAATACTTTTATAGTGTTCTAATAATAGATTTTTATAAAGTATGGCATAGGCATTTAACATTTTTTCTATTTTTGGATTTTCTTTTAGTATGCTCTGTCTAATAACTTCAACTTGCTGACCTAAGCTTTCCATATATCCAGCTCTAGCATCAGCAGGAGTTGTTTCTTTTTTCTTTGATTTTGGTGTTTTTCTTTTTGCCATTGTATTAAATTTAAATATTAAAATAAAGATATTTCTGTAAATTTAGCTTTTTCTGCTTCAAATTGCAACTTAGGTTCTCCAAGCTCCCCACTCCTATGTTTAGCAATTATGAATTTAGTTTGTCCTGTTATATCATATCCATTAGCTTCTGTAATACCATAGTATTCAGGTCGGTATATAAACGAAACTATATCTGCATCTTGTTCTATTGAACCTGATTCCCTCAAGTCAGATAACATTGGTTTTCTATCTGAACGCATTTCTACTGCCCTTGATAGTTGAGCTAGTGCTATTATTGGTATGTTTAAGTCTTTAGCTAACCCCTTTAGGCTTCTAGATATATAACTAATTTCTTGTTCTCTATTACCATTGTTTTTAACTTCTCCCCTCATTAGTTGAAGATAATCAATAACAATCATATCTAATTTCTTTTTATGGTGCAACATTCTGCATTTGCTTTTTAATTCAAATACACTTAATCCACTTGTGTCGTCAATAGTTAAATTAAGGCTTTCTAATTCGCTAATAGCACCATGTATTTTACTCCACTCTGTGTCATTTAAATTTCCAAGTTTAATTTTTTCATACGGAACTTCAGATACAGATGATATAAACTTTTTACCTATCTGTGCTCTGCTTTCCTCTAAAGAAAAGAAGGCAACATTTGCATTTTGTTGCATGCATGCATTTAGTATAAAACTTCTAGCCATAGATGACTTACCCATAGAAGGTCTAGCAGCCATAATAATTAAATCAGATTTTCCCCAACCAGAAGTAATCTTATCTATATCATAAAAACCACTAGTCACTCCACGAACTACACCATCCTTAGTGCTAGCTTCCTCTATCTCTTTTACCGATTCCAACAAAACCCTGTCAATAGGATTGAATTGGTTTACGTTGACAATCATAGATATATTGTCAATAGTTTTTGATGATTGCTCAAGTGTTTCTAAAACATCTTCTGATTCATCATATGACTTTTTACTTATTTCGCTACAAGATATTATAAGGTTTCTCCTTATAGCATATTCTTTAAGTATAAGGCACTTATCTGTTATCTTATAGTTTTCTGTAGTGGTTGCTAGGTCAACTAGTTTTTTGTACTCTACATCAAATCCATCTTTCTTTAGCTGAGCCTGGACAGACATCAAGTCCACAACCTTGTTACTTTTAAATAAGTTTACTACAGATATGAATATGTTTTTATTTATTTTATCATAAAAACAATCCTCCTGTAAAAACCTTATATTATTTACAAGTGCTTTATCAT